TGTAGAAATCTCTTTAGAAGATAACAAGCAAGAGGTTGCTCCTGTAACTGAAGACGAAGTTCAAGAAAACTTTGAGGTTTCTCCTCAAGTAGAAGAGCAAGCTAAAGATATGTCTGAAGTTGAGAAGCGTGCAACTCTAGCTCAAAACAGAATTAACAAAGCTGTAGCTCAAGCAAAAGAGTTCCAAAGAAGAGAGCTGATGGCAGTTCAATATGCAAAAGAACTTAAAGAGCAAAATGAGCAGTTAAGACAACAACAAAAAACTCAGATGTCTTCTTATGGAGATGAGTTTAGTAATCGTGTTGACTCTCAAATGACTTTAGCTAAACAAGCTTTAAAACAAGCTACAGAATCTGGTGATGCTGAAGCAATAGCAACAGCTACTGAAGCTCTAACTTTAGCAACAGCAGATAAATCTAGATTAGAACAATATAAGCAAGCTCAAAAACAATACGAAGAACAAGAGGCCGCTTATGTTCAATCTTTAGAAAACCAACCTCAAGATCAGCAATATACTCAACCTGTAGAAGAATACGCTGAACCTTCACCTAAAGCTCGTGAGTGGGCGCAAAAGAATACTTGGTTTGGACAAGACCAAGTTGCAACATCCGTTGCCTTTGCAGTTCACAAGCAATTAGAGAACGAAGGCTTTGACACTGACTCAGATGAGTATTATAGTGAGATTGATAAACGAGTGCGACAAGAGTTGCCTCACAAGTTTAACGTGGAAGCAGACAAAAAACCCGTCCAAACTGTCGCTTCGCCAACACGCACTACATCGACTGGACGCAAACAAAATAATCGTATTCAATTGACGCCAAGTGAACAGCAATTAGCTAAGAAACTTGGAGTGTCATTTAAAGATTACGCAATACAAAAAGCGAGGCTACAAAAATCATGAGTAAGAAAGAGATAAAAGTAACAAGAGCTAACAGCAACGATGATAGAGCTCCAAGAGATTCAGAATCTAGAGCTAAACAAGAGAGACCTAAAGCATGGAAAATGCCAAGTGCTCTTGAGTTGCCTGAAGAGGCTATCGAAATTGCAAAATCTCAAGGTATAGTTTATCGCTGGGTTAGAGAATCTATCGCTGGACAAGATGACAAAACGAATGTCTCAAAAAGATTTCGTGAAGGATTCGAACCAGTTAGACCAGAGGAACTACCCGGATTTCATGATTTGCCGACTGTCGATGATGGTCGTCACGCTGGCATCATTGGTGTTGGTGGGTTAATACTGTGCAAGATACCAAAAGAAATCGCAGATCAGCGAAATGAATTTTTCGCGGCCCAAACCGATAATCAAATGAATGCAGTAGAAAACGACCTAATGCGTGAAGAAAATCCTGCGATGCCTATCTCTAGGGATATGAAATCAAGGGTAACATTTGGCGGAGGAAACGGATAATCTGTTTCTTTCTTTACTAACCTTAATTAAAAGGAAACAACTATGGCAAACCAAGATGCTGCTTTCGGCTTGAGATCCAACGGTAAATTGGGTAGTAACGTTAACTCTGAAGGAGTTACTGAATACTCAATTGCTTCAGGAGCAAGCGGAAACATATTTTCAGGCGACCCAGTTAAAATGACTAGTGACGGTACTATTTTAGTAGCGGCTGCTGGTGACGAACTGTTGGGAGTCTTTAGGGGATGTCAGTTTACCAATTCAAGCGGTGAGGTGGTTTATTCAGCTTACTGGCCTAATGGTACTGTGACATCAGATGCGGTGGCTTTCGTAGTTGACGATCCTAATACTTTATTCGAAGTTCAAAGTGCTGCTACTGGTTCAGTGACTCAGACCATTATTGGTCTTAACGCTGACATTGCTTACACTGCTGGTTCAACTGTAGACGGTCAGTCTTCTGTTGAAATTAGTGGAACAATGGCAACAACTGCAGCTCAGTTGAGAATCGTTGGATTCTCTCAAGATCCTGAGAATAATACTTTAGGAACTGGTTCTCAATCAGGAAACGTTAACTTGATAGTCAAAATCAACGAGCACTTCTATGCTCAAACTGGAGGCACATAATAATGGCTATTAATCGTTCACAATTAGCTAAAGAGCTCGAACCTGGCCTAAATGCCTTATTTGGCATGGAGTACGACAGGTACGAGAATGAGCACGCAGAAATCTTTGATACTGAATCTTCAGACAGAGCTTTTGAAGAAGAGACTCTAATCGTTGGTTTCGGTAACGCAAAAGTAAAACCAGAAGGATCTGGCGTTTCATTTGACAACGCTTCTGAAGGTTATACTGCAAGATACAGCCACGAGACTGTTGCTCTTGCTTTTGCTCTTACTGAAGAAGCTATCGAAGATAACCTATACGATAGATTAGGTGCTAGATACACTAAAGCTCTAGCAAGATCTATGGCACACACCAAGCAAGTAAAAGCTGCTTCTGTGTTGAACAACGCTTTCTCATCTAGTTTTACAGGTGGTGACGGTGTTGCTCTAGTAAGTAATGCTCACCCATTAACTGGTGGCGGAACTTTCTCAAACAGACCAAGCACTTATACTGACTTGAATGAAACCTCATTGGAAGACGCTCTTATTTCTATCTCAACTTTTGTTGATGACAGAAATATGATCCTTGCTCTACAAGGAACTAAGCTTATCGTTCCACCACAATTACAATTTGTGGCTGATAGATTGCTTAACACTCCGGGAAGAGTAAGCACTTCTGACAATGACATCAATTCTATAAGAAACATGGGAATGGTCCCAGAAGGTTATTCAGTTAACCATTTCTTAACAGACACTGATGCATGGTTCTTGAAGACAGATTGCCCAGATGGATTTAAACATTTCGAAAGATCTCCTCTTTCAACTTCTATGGAAGGTGACTTTGATACTGGCAACGTCAGATTCAAAGCTAGAGAGAGATACTCTTTTGGTTTCTCAAATCCAAGATGTGTATTTGCTTCACAAGGTGCTTAATCCCTATTCCGGGGTAAGGTGAAAACCTTCATAAAGGGAGCTTCGGCTCCCTTTTCTTTTTCTAACTTTTTTGTTTATTTTTCGTAAAATAGTGTATAATCCGAGTAAAACCGTAGGGTTTTATTATGAATACAGCTTTGCACGAAAGCGTTAGTCTAGCCAATTCCCCCTGTACAGGCAGGTGTACCACCTCTATGGCTCCTTTTGATGAAAGGTGCAAAGGTTGTGGTAGAGATGTAGATGAGATTAGAGACTGGGAAACTTATTCAGACTACGATAAAAAGATAATTAACATAAAAAATTGGCTAGAAGGATACAACATTCGTCAAAGACAAGATAAAATAAAATTTATGTCTGTTAATCCTACCAATGAAAAACTAAAAGATATTCAAGGTAAATTAATTACCATTCAAGCTTTAATAGAAATGGTAGGCCAGGAAATTATAGAAACCTACGGTAAAGATCCATCCATAGAAGATTCATACAAATCACTATTCAACTCTAGAGAAAAAGTTTTACAAGCAAAACAATCTCTTCCACATTTAGATTAAATAAAGTAAGATTATAAAAACCGAGGTAACTTGTTGCTCCAACTGACTCGGCAGACTTACTCCAAAGATGGCGCAACTAATTTAGTTAGGAGAAAAAATGGCTAAATCAACTTTTTCAGGTCCAGTCAAATCATTGGGTGGATTTATTTCAGCAGGGGTTAATAACTCTGTTTCTTTAACCGCAGATACAACTTTAACTGTAGATGCACACGCAGGTAAGATACTTTTATGTAATGATGCCGATGGTAAATTTACTTTGCCTTCAATCGTATCAACTACTCCAAGTGATCCAACTGATCCAAACCAAACTAACAATATTGGAGCTTCTTTCTTTTTCTATATTGAAACTTTAGCAACTGATCTTGACATCAAAACTGATGGCACTGATAAGTTTAAAGGTGCAGTAATTATAGCTATCGATGATAGTACAAAGAAAGCTTTCGTACCTGGCGCAACAAATGATGTTATGACACTAAATGGTACAACTAAAGGTGGTATCGTTGGTAGTGTGGTTCAGGTAACAGCTATTGATACAGCTACTTATCTTGTTCACAATTCCTTACTTATTGGTTCAGGAACTATAGTTACACCATTTGCTGACGCTTAATACTAGGAGATAAATATGGCAGGTAGAATTGTAGGATCAGATGTAAAGACAGCTACAACCACTTCTTCTGCTACCGGTGGTGCAGTTTTGCAAAACGGTAGAGCAAGATTAAGAGGATACATCATAGCTGGCGGATCTTCTGACGGTACTGTTACTTTTAGAGATGGAACTGTATCAGGCTCTACCATATTAATTGCTCCTTGCAACGCTAATGATACTGAAACAATGAACATTCCAGATTCTGGTGTTTTATTTGAAGATGGTATTCATGTTGTATTAAGCAATATAGATAGAGTAACTGTTTTTCATTCTTAGTTTTAATTTTGTAGTAGCACTTTTATAGTGCTACTATATTAAATCTTATGGCAACAAGGAAAAAAGCAAAACCCATACGCAGAACGACAAGAGGCCCAAAGGCTAATTATCGTCCCACCAAGAGTGGAGCTGGTATGACTAAGCGAGGTGTTGC